GTTTGTGTAATTGGTCTCGCAATTTCAAAAGGAATATTTTGTGTTGCTTGAATAGATTCTCCCCCAGTTAATTTAGATGAATTAAAATATAATTTAGGAATACTTGTTCCATCTGTTCTATCTACTCCATTAGTATTCATTCCGACTTTAATTGTATAATAATCTAATCCAATTGGATTATTAATTTCAGCATCCTGAAGATCATGTTTTTTATTAATTCTTCTTAATGAAACACCACCAAGCTCATACTTATATACTAAAGAATTTATTTGATGTGTGGTTATTTGAGTAGAATCTATTCCTCTTACTATTCCAGTTAAATTATTGTTAGAAACACCAGTATAGGAGATAATTTCACCATCAATCAATACATATCCGGGATTTGTTTGCCCAACTCCAATATTTTCAAAAGTTAAGAATGAAGTACTAAATCCGGGAGAAAGTAAAATACTTGAATTGGAGGTAGATGAATATTCTTGTGTAAGTCTTGCAGGATCTATATCAGATTTTGCATTAGAAATTATTACACTATTGGTCAAAGAATGCATTCCATGATTATTATGATTTACTTTCATATGAAGACCATCTGATCTTACTATCGGAGTTGATGTAATATAAACTCCACCACCGTTTATTGGAGTTCGTCCAACTCCAACTTCTGAACTTTGATAATAAAGTGTTTTTCCGACACCTACAATAAAATCTCCTTGAATATTATCTAATATCAATTCGTTTACTTGTCCAATACCAACAACAGACAATCTTAAGTTTCTACCAAGAGAATTAATTCCAATTGATTCTGCAGTAAGTACTTCTCCAACTGTATATCCTGTTCCGCCAATAGAAATAGTGGCTGCAATAGCAACTCCATTTGAAATAGTAATATTTGCTTTTGCATCTCTTCCACTTCCCGTTACTGACGTGAGAGATACATTATTATAAGTAAGAGACCCTATAGATGGAGTATATCCAATACCGGCATTAAGTACCTGAAGTTGCCCTACAGCAGAACCTCCCACTCCAACATAATATCCAGTTGCATTAGAACCATCTTGAGTGATTAAATTACCGATACTTAAATTAGAACTAACTGTTGTTCCTAATCCAACCCGAATGTTTCTAGATGTAATTTGTAATGAATCTTTATTTAAAGTAGCAATTTGGCGATTAGAAAGATTTAATTCTGGATTGAAGAAATTTATGGATCCATCCGACACAAATCTAGCAGAATAAAGATTAAATTTAATATCTTCATATTGACTAGGAGTCCATACCGAAGTATTTTGAGATTTGAATAAAGATCCTAAAACGGTTTGAGAAGTCACAAATATTTGAGAAGACTCTAAACCGTTTGATGTTGATACATCAATCTCACCCATTCTGGATATCCAAAGATTATATGTTCTAGCATCAGATAAAACAACTAATGCATGTTCTTTATTTCCTTCCAAAAATACTGGAGCAGAAAAATTTATTCTTGTTGGAATTGATGCATCATCAGAAACATTTATATTTTCCGGTTCTACTGTAACAGTACTAAATGGATAAATTTCATTTGTAGGAATTCCCAGAGATACTGAACGAAGTTGAATAATAACTGGAAGTTCATCATCTTTTGACTGGAAGTATAAGTCAATAGATGTTACATATCGTCCAACAGAATCTTTATCGTCACCTATTCTAAATGATTGCGCTAAAGGATCTGTGTATCCAGTTGCTGCCTCCCATGCAGCTTGATTGGCTGCTGCATTAGGTCCTGAAAATTCTGGATTATCCTCATCGTCGTCATTTCCTCCTCCTGGTGGTTGAGGTGGTTGAGGTGGAGAAGGTGGAGTGGTTGTAAATGTAGTGTTTGTTGTTTGAGTAATTGCTTGATTTTCGCTAACTGTAGCAGTTTGTATATCAAGATTTCTTACTGAAAGGATAGTTTCTTGAGTTGTTGTTAGTGTTCCACTTGAATAAAAATTAGATTCTGCCTGAGAAAGGAGTTCTCCTGCCAAAGGTGAATTGAATTGATTTGTTGTTAATTTTAAAGTTTTTGTTCCAGTTTTATATTTTGGATTTGTTTGAATATTTGGATTAGGAACAAAAAATGACCCAATCACAACTCCAGAACGATCTGAAATTAATCTAATATTTGTAACTCTAGCAAGAGATCCACTACTTTCTCCATTTAAAAGCATTCCTACCGATATTGAACCTGAAAAATCAAAACTAGATAAATCAGATAAACTGGTAGTATCGATATTTAGAACTGTTGAATTTGTGGAATATGACGAAGGAAGATCTTCTGATTGATTATATGGATTTTTTATAAAAATATCCGTTGGATTTGCAAATGGTCCATATCTATGATTTGCAGATGCACATCTAGCTTTAAATGTAGAACTTGATATAATTTCATTAGGAATAAATACTCCTTCTAACATTTCAATTTCAATTAATTTAGGTATTATAAAGTTATTGACATCTTGCCCATCAAAAAAGGCATAAAGTCTAGAAAATGGTTTTAATTTTTTAGCATTAAACTCAATATTTCTAGATCTCATGAAAGGAGAAACATCAACATTAACTACACGACTACCTAAAGAAATATTACTGAAAGTTTCTATCGTTCTTGAAGATGTACCTGTTCTTACAGCTTGTCCAGTTAGAGTTGTACTAATGGTTGTTGAATTACCTGAAGTAGCAGAATTTGTTTCAAGACCAGTCCAATTATTAACCCAAGAATTCCATAAAATTGGACTCCATCCACTTTGCTGATTAACTTGAGATGCATTTAGTTGAACTTGAGTGTAAGTTATTTCTCCGGAAATTCCTTCTACTGTTAAAGGTTCTAAAGCAATTTGGTCTACCCAAATATCTGAGGATGGATTTAATTCAATAGTTCCGTAGTATGAAGTTACTAGATATGGAGTTACATTTTCAATTCTTGTAGCATATTGTTGCGAAATTTCAAGAACTTCATTATAATCTAAAGTAATAATTCCTTTACCCGTCGAATTAGCATTTCTGACACTACTTCTTCTTATATTGTTACCTATTAAATCGGTAACATATTTCACATCAACCTCAGAAGGTGGTTGTGTTCCGATACCAATCAATGATCTTGATCCTATAACAAGATCAATTTCTGTTGTAAATGGGGAAGGTCTTAATTCCGAATTAATTACATCAATACTATTCTTAACTTCTGTTATTTTATTTTGAGATGAAGTAGTTGTAAAGTTATCAACAAAAATTCCAGATTTAAATCTATCTAATTGTTGAGCATCTTTTATTTGTAGATTTTTTGCATTATTTTCTAAGAGTGTTAGTGTAGTGTAAAACTCAACATTTTTGATTCTATTTTCTAATCTAGATATATCAGACATGGTATATCTTTTATTGTCAATTAATGTTATAGATGCTTCTTTAACATTACATAAATATGGAGGCAAAAATACTCTTGCAATTTCTAATGCATCATCAATATTATCTGGTAGTTGTGGAGATTCTGACGGAACTCCCTGTTTTGCAACAATAACTGGTCTCTTCGTATATGATTGAGAAATTCTATTAGTATTTGAATTTACAGATAGATAAATTCTATCTATTCTACCAAGATAAAAAGAATAATTACAAATAATCGCTTCATCTGAAGCGAGAATATTTAATGAAGAACTTTGAGTTATATTTAATACTCTACCAAAAAATTCAAAGGGAGAATAATCTACTGCATTTGAATTAAATTGTGAGACTATTGGTCTTACATCAATAATGTCTGATATTCTATTATTGTTTATAGATTGAATACTGCAATAATTAAATTGATTATACGAATCAACAACAGTTATATCACCATTGTCAGAATCTGGAATATATGCGGATTCAAAATATATTTTTAATTTTTTAGTGGGAGAGAAAGAATTTGTTTTTTTAATTATTTTTGAATAATCTAAAATTGTACTTTTTTGCCCACCATCTAAACTATAGTTATTTTTTATATCATTAGATCCAGAAATTATTTGATTTATAGAAGCAGTAACATTAGATTCTTTAAATAAAATATTTTCTCCATCAATAAATGAGCGATCATTCAGACTTACATATTTTACACTAAAAGATGATGATTTTTCTAAACAAATAGCAACAGCACCACTGTTTTCTCCTATAATTTCTTCTCCAATTAGAACTGATGATGTCGATACAGTTGATATATTTTCTAAAACTATAGAAGGTGCTGTAGGATCTTGAGATCCAGAGGACTCAAAAATTGCATATAATTTAGTAACTTCTGGAACATTTAAACATATTTCTTGATCTTGAATTCTAGTCCCATATGGATAATTTCCATAAACTAATCCATCATTAATAGTAGTATTTCCTGCACCACTATTTGTTCCTGAATAATTGTAAATTGATTTATCAACGATTATAGAATTAACTCTATTTTTATATTTTACTCTAGATTTGATATTTCTTTTTTGTAATGTTGCTATTAACTTTGCTTGACCAGAGGATGCTGTGAGTCCATTAATGGTTAATTCTCTACCACCAGAAGTGAATAAAAATTTATCAGAACTTAATGGTTCAGTTACTCCATCTTTTCTAATAAGAACGTATCTTTCTTCATCAAAAGGTAAAAATGCTTCATTTGATAGCAATTCTGTTGAAGGTACAGTAATTGAATTTGATGAAATAGTAACTTCAAATTGCTTTTTAATTATCAGTTGAGAACCCAATAGGTCTACTGAAGATATATACTTTTTACCTATCGGAGTATATAAAGTATTATCGGTAGAAGTTAAAAATCTTGATTTTAATAATTTAAAGTCTGATGGTGTAATATTACTAGAAGGTAATTTTCCTTCGCATATTCCAGTTACAGTTGTTATTCCGGTTATAGTAATACTTCCTTCACTTACAGATGCAATTTTAGCAAAAACTGATGTTGTGATGCCTGGTTGCGAAAATGAAACTAAATTTCCTACAGTAGCAATGCCTATAAAATTAAAATTAGAAGAGGTTACAGTAGAAATTCCGCCAGATTGAGAAGTAATATTTACTGACCCAACATTAACAGTTGGATATTGCTTAGTGTCAGCAGTAAATGTATATGAAGTTCCCACCAATCCATATAGAGATTGTACATCATTAGTACCATAACTTTTAATAGATGTTGCAATTCTATTATTTTCAATGCCATCAAAGATAAACTTTTCTCCTTTAGCAAATATTCCACTTACATTATATGCAGTAATAATTCCAGAATTACTCGCATCATATCTTAAAAATCCAGTTGCACCACTAGATTTTCCTTTAATGAATATTGGAGTTTGTAATGTGATAGGTTCATTTAAAGAAATTTCGGTATATGTCTGTATATCATATAATGAAATATCCCATTGATTTGTATCTGGAATAGTTGACTCATATGATCCAGACTCTAGTGCAAAATCATAAACTCTTGCAACTCCAATTTCTTTACCTGGGGCAGAATGTTGATTTATGCCTACTCTAGAATCTCTTAGACTTACATAGTAAGTGCCAATCCCCAAAGATGGAGATCCGTAAACTCTATTTAATGAATATGTAGCACCAGTTGAATAAATTATGCTTTGATTTTCTAAAGTTTTTGTTGTTCTTGGCTTTTCAAAATCCGTGATTGTCGATGATAGCATTTCTGCTTCATATCCACGAACATATGCCTTACCTGGGGAAATTAAATATGCTCCCAGATTTTCTGATGGAACATTATTTTGATATGTTGTTTGATTGAAATTAAAAATTCCATTATTATCTTTTCCATCATTTAATGAATTTCTAATATCAACTGTAAATGGTTTAACATAATAATCACCAGATTCGTCATATGTTCTTCTTGCAAACTCCTTTGATAACTCATTATATTGTGGATTTGTTGCAACATATTCTTGAGATCCATTCCTAATTCTTAAAATTTCAATAAAGTTTCCGGGCTGCTCGTCATATCTAAATTTAGACAAAGTTGCAGTTATTTTAAATCTATCTGCACCAGGAGCTGCATAATTAGAAAATCCTTTAGCATTATCTACCAAAGAATTGTCTATATCATAATTAACAATCTCTTCTGAAACAGTAAATCCTACTTTGTAAGTTGGTCTAATAGAATTATAGTCTAAAATTAAAGTCTGAGGTGGAACGGTTATAAAATAACCTCGCAAAAAATAAACTCCCTCAGATGAAAGAGAAACTGCAGATCCAAATATATTTGAATTAGTGCTAAGTGTACGAGCAAAAACTTGATTTGCCCGAATAGAAGTTAAATTTGAGAATCCTGGAATTATATCTTCTTCTACTATAAGATTTTCAGAATCACTAAATGTTTTAGAATCGCCGCTTTCATTTAAATAATTTAAATACAAAACAGTATTTGGGTTATTTAAAGTATTTTTTTTAAAAATATACTCAATTCTTGCTCTAACACCAGAACTTTGACCTACTATCCTCTTAAATAATAAATTATCTATGTAAGAATCTATATCAATACCGTTTAAAGAATTTTCAAGAACAATACCTGAAAATTTAGAAGTGTATGAAATTCCTCCAGGTATTACCTCAGAACCTTCTTTAAATACATGATTTCCAAATTGTTCTATTTGATTTTGAAGAATGGACTGTAATCCAGTCAACTCTCTCGCCTGCACAGGATATCCCGGTTTAAATAAAACCTTGTAATAATTTTTTTGAGGATCAAAATCATCAAAATATGGAGAGACGTTGAGGTTAGTTTCCTGTGGCATAATTCTTTAAAATTGCAAAATAACTTTAATATCTTCTTTTTGATTTGATGATCTAGTAATAGAAGGTCTATGATCAACGTAAATAATATTTCCAGAATACTTTTTAACTTCTGGATTTGATAATCCGTCAACAAAGAATTGACCTAGATTATATGTTCTATTATTTAGTGTGGTAGAAATACCCGTAAATGTTGTATCAATTGAAAGATTAGTACCATTTAAAATGGTCGTTCCTCCAGTCCCAACATTTTTGGTAAATTTATTCAGATTAAATCCATAAGTTGATAAAGAATTTTGAGATCCATCAGTATTAAATCCTGCAAGACTTTTATCTTGCCAATATTTTAAAACACCTGTATTTTGATCGTATGAAATTACTCTACCAACTGCTGTTGTGCCAGTACTAATTGTTTGTGTAATTGTAGAATTTGATGTAAAAGTTGTATTACTATACCCAATGCCTGTTAATTTGAGAGCATAACAAGCACTTGCCTTATCGATATCTAATAAAGAAGTTGAATCATATGCTTGTGGGTTTTCTACAAGACCAACTCTTGCGATTTTATTGCCAGTAATAAAATCTGGATTTTCAATATCATTTTCTATTCTTGAAAAAATTAGAACATTGTATGCTCCAAGTTCCCTATAAATATCTGCTCCATGTCCACCTTTTGGTGGAATAATAACATTAAATTTTGGAGTATCTAAATTAGTAGAACCAGTAGGAACATTACCACCTACTAAATCAACTGTTCCATATGTATATCCAGATCCTCCAGATGAAATAGTAATTGATTCAACTTTAGAATCATTATTAATGATTATGGTTGCTTTTGCACCAGTTCCATCACCTTTGATTGGAACATTGGTGTATATTCTATTTGCTGTACCTAGTCCAACTCCTCGATTTGTAATTGTAATAATTTTTAGTTGATTATTAGTTGCCGCAGCATTATTTCGAATAGGATAAAATTCACTTGAAGTTTCCCAATCTTTTGGTACTGGCATAAAATTGACAGTATCAAATTTTATAATTTCACTAGGTTTAATAGTATAAAGATACTTCCAAATATATCCATCTCCACTGTTTCCAGCAGATTTTGGTTCCAAATCTATAAAAGTTGGTTCATCTAAAGATGGTCTTCCTTCAGGATTTTCTGGATCAGTACCATTATGAAGACAAATATAAACTCTTAAATCGCTATTAATTACATAATAATTTGCAGAATATAAACTTGTTGCTCCTGAGGGTTTTGATGTATTAGTCCTGCTAATATCATGTCGATACATGTCATAAGTTGTTCCAGAAGACCAAGTAATTTTTCTAACAACTTGATTTACATCATTTGCTTTGATTTTTTTCAAAGCAATCATTGTATCCCAATAATCATTTTCTTGTTCAAAGCTATCCTTAGGAGATGGTGGATTATTATCCCAAGTTGCAGCATAATCTGTTGCATTAGTTAATCCGACAAATGAATAATAAGAATTATTAGAAGAACTTGCCACTGAAACAAAATTCTTTGCATTTAAAATTCTTAACTGATCAGTTATAATTGCAGACATTTTGACGTTTTTTATCTATTTATGTATTATAATTTGAGAATTTAAGTCTATTAAATCTTTGAATTGTTGGTGATGTAGAAATTCCTCCAATGTTTGCATATGAGGTAAACTGCTGCGGATTTTTTCTAGTTGGTGTAGAGATTCTTCCCCAACTATATTCGCCATAAAAACCACTGTACCCAATACCACTTAAACCATTATAATTAGAGACGCTTACAGTTACTTGGGCAACATAAGTAACCCCAACCCCCGAAACCGCAGTTTGTGCTATGGAAACTGCAGCAACTTGATAAATGTTATCAATAAAAGTAGTACCAACTCCAACTACACCTCCAGAAGAATTTAGAGATGTGAGTCCTTGACCAACATTTGAGTTATTGATAGTAAAATAATATCCAGTTTGAATTCCACTAATTCCAGTAGTTGCAATCCCAACTGTAACTGTTTTACCATCTCTCAATGGAGAATTTTGTGGGATGAAGAAATCAAACACAATACCTGTGGATGCAACGCCAACAGAAGTTGTTTTGATTCCAGTAATGACACCAAAATCTCCAGTATAAGAAATATTATCTATAACTTCATATTTTGGTTCAGGTGGTTCAATTAAAACCATTGGTGGTTGAGATGAATCATATCCAAATCCACCATCAATAACTGATACAGATGTTACAGATCCATTTATTATTGTTGCATTTAATTGAGCAAGTCCAGTAGTTGCTATTCCAACAGGATTGCCTATTGAAACTGTAGGAGATGTACTATAACCAACGCCACCATCAGAAATAATAATCGAAGAAATAGTTCCAGAAATAGAAACCACAGCAGTTGCAGCAGCAGAAACTATATTATCTTGAGATACAATTAAAATTTTATTCTGGGGTTTTTCTATTGTTCCGTCATGGATATATTCTCTTTCATTATCAAATAAAGATTTTACATTTTCAACAAAAATTATAGTAGATCCGATTCCAACATTTTGGATAATGCTTGAAACTGGTTGAATATAAGATTCATAAATGATTCTATTTTTTCCAACAGATTGCCCATTTACAAACAAGTCTTCAGTCTGTTTACACCAAAGAATTGGTCTCAATAAATTTTCATTTTGAGATATTCCTGGTCCAGAATATATATTTGTTTCAATGATATCTGAGGAAATAATTTCAGTAACTAATCTATCATTTTGATTTAATATAATATCATCACTCTTAATTTGAACATTATCTCCAACTTTAATAGTCTCAAGAATATCAATAACTTGAGTATCAATATCACCTGTTCCTTTGTAAAATATAATTTTAGATTTATCTCCTATTTTAGGTGCCTCAGTAAATTCTATTCTACTTCCACCAGCAAATATATAACCTTGACCTGGAACTTGCAAAACGTCATTTATAAACACCAATAAAGATGCTTGAACATCAATATTAGATCCTTTTTTAGATCTAATTGTAGTTTGATTACCTTCAATTAGTATTGGGAATACTTTTCTATTCCCATCAAATAATGAATCTAACGGATCAATTACTTGAAGATTGCCAATTGACCAAGCAGTAAATTGATCAGATTGGATATTATCAATAATAATTTGAAATTCTGAGAAATTTGAAGAATAAGTTGTTTGAATTCCAAGTGTTCCTCCAATTGAAACGGTAAGGATTTCACCTCGTTTATATCCATATCCAAGATTTTTTAGTTCAAACGAGATGACACTAGATCCTTGACCAACGACGATATCTATAACTGCACCAGTTCCTAGTCCCACTGAAGATTGAGGGCTATAAATTAGAGGAAGATTTGAATATGATAAAGGAGAATCAAATACAACAATTGGAGGATTTGATGAAGTATATCCAACTCCAGGATTTGTAATCGCAATACTTACGATATTACCATTTATTACAGAAGCAACCCCGACAAATTCTATAGTTGATGATTCTAAATTCTCAGTTTTAACTCCCACATTAATAATTTTTTGAATTCCAGATCTATATCCAGATCCACTATTACCAATGCTAATAGATTGAATTGTTCCTGCATAGGATACAATTGCCGTTCCTCCAGCAGAAATTAATGGTTGATATCCAAATCCTTGAGTAGATCCTAATGAAAGAATAATACCACCCCTAGGAAGACTTCCAGTATTCACATCATAACTTGTTGAATTTGCAACTCCAGTAAAAGTAATACTTGTTATTCCAGTATTTTCAATCAAATTATAATCTCCGTCAATATTAGTTGATACTGGTCCTTGGAAAATACTATTGATCAATAAAATTGCATTGTCTGTTGATATTCCAGTCACATTTGAATTATTTGATTTTAATGTAAATGTATTTTCAAATCCATTAAATTGATCAGAAATATCATCAAAAATATAATTATTACTATAAGGTTCATTTGTAGTATCTGAAATTCCAGATCTTAAAAATACTCTTCCACTAAAAGTAGAACTTGTAGATATGCCAATATAATCTTGCTCACTTGGATTATTTGAAAAATTTGTGAAAGGAATTTTACCAAATGGTGCCTCAGAAAAATAGAGGGTATTATTTGAGATACTATAGGTACCAAAAACTTTAGTAACAATATCATATTGATTGTGTGATAATTCTTCAGTTCCCAACCAAGATCTAATGACTAATATTGAATTTGTACTTCCAACACCTACAGCAGAAACTTTCATAATTTCATCACCAATCTTAATTAAATCACCACTAAAAATAGAACTTATGTCTGAGCAATAAATATCAAAATCAAGTGGAGTTACATTTTTTGTTAAAAACGATGTAATTGATGTGGAAACAACCGGAGATTGAATTACATTGTCAATTCCAATTATAACCTTATTATTTTGATTTTTTGATGTAAAAGTATGTACACTTCCTATTCCAACAGAAGTTAAATCTAATGTATTTGGAATTGTTTTGAGTGCTTCAGATGCAGATGCAGCAACTTGAATACCTATATCATTAACTTTCACTACAAATAAAGAAGAAGGTAATTTATCTGTGATTCCAATTCCAGCAATTGATGTCGTTGCTATTCCTATTGCTTGGGTAGTTCCAACTCCTGGATAAGAATATTCAATTTCTTCTCCAGTAATATAAAAATGGTTTTCAATCGATATTGTATTATTTTCAATATTTACAATATTTGAATTACTGCCATCAAAGTTTCTTTGGAAAATTGGTATATTTTTATGAGTTAAATTAAACTCTTTTTTAACATCATTATAAGATCCAGTATAACTGCCATAATCATAATTTAAAGACCCATTTAGTAATGAAATTTCTCCAGAATCAGGATCTAATCCAACATCAACCTTAAATACTTTAACATCAACATCAATATTTTCAATTGGTGTAAAGTAAATATTTACATCTAATCCAGAAAGTCCTGCAGTTATAATACCAAGAGAAGAACCTGTTTGGACAATTCCAAATTCAGTAGTGTAACAATTTGAATCACTTAATACCGTTAAAAATTCAGAAACTTGATAATTTAAATTAGTTTTATCTTCAATACTAATAATTGAGTATGAAGAGTTATAATTTTTGGAGCTTATTGATAGAGTAGAATATGTTGCAATTACATTCGAAACTGGAAAACTTGAAGATGCAATACTAACTGAAGAAGAATTTATTGAACTTCCTTCAATTATTTCAGTGCCAATACCAGAAACGCTCGAATTTCCTAATGATACATTAAAAGTATTAATAACATAATCAACTGAGGTTTCAAAATTAGGAATTAAATCGATTTGGACATTTGAACCAGATAAGTAAGCATCATATGTTCCAATTCCAGAAGATGAATTATATCCAAAATTATCTGTAGAAAGTTGCCCATAATCAATAAAATAAACATTATTATTATCATGAATATAAGTGATTTCATCATATTCAAAATATGAAGAATCAGTTGCCCCAATTTGAACAAGAACTTTTGCAGATCTATATGTAGACGCTATTCCTACTACACCTATTGGCGAAATGGTTCCCTGAGGAATAATATTAGTGTTTGTATTAATACAAACAGAATCGCCTAAATTTACAGTTCCAATTCCACTACTTATATCATTTAGTGAGAAAGAAAATAATTCAATATGATAATTATCATATTTTGATTTAACTGGATAATATAATAAATTTCCATCTGTTCCCGAAATATTAAAATCAAAAAATCCAAGAGTATTAAATGGTGAAATTGACCCATATTGGTTCAAAAATCCAAAAGAATTATCATGAATTAAAGAAATTAAACCTAGTTCACATTCATTGGTAAATCTTTTATCCATAACAAATGAAATATATTTTTTTGATCTAAATTCATTTAATTTAAAAGAATCTACAACGCTAAAATCAGTTGGTCGTGGATTACTATTAAATTGATCTGAAATATTATCAATCATTAATACTCGATTTCCGATCGATTCAATATAATCTTGAATAATAGCAGAATTAAATATTATTTCATCTGATTTAATATCTTGATCTATATACAGATTATTTTCTCGCACTAAATCAAAATCATATACACAGTTTAAACTTACAAAAGAAGATAAATCTGAAATACCAGTAAAATCTCCTTGATTTTGATCTGTAGAAATGCCCCCATTTAGTTGTGTTGATTCAATGATTAAATTGCCAAACTTTTTAAATCCTGCAGTATGATTTAAAGCACTTACTGAATTATCCCATGTGTTTAGATCAATTTTAGATTTTAATTCATAAGAAAAATATTGATAATAGTCATTATCATGAACTCTTTGAAAATCATTATTTAAAAATCCTGTTTCACGATTCCAACCTTTTCTAATTTGAGAATATGAATTAACCTTATAATCAGATTCAAATCCAATAATTTCATTAATAATGCCTACAGAACCTGAAGTTTTTCCTCTAACTGTTTGATTAATATCAAACTCATCTATAGTAGATACCTTAAGATATTGTTGATTAGGATCCCAATTTTCAACATTACCAGTTGCTGTCGCTGAATAAACAATTTCTCCTTTGTAGAAATTGTTTTTCTTAAGTATAGGATTGAAAATTGGAAAATAAGATTCTGGAACTATTCTACCTGAAGAGTTAAAACTATTAAATGTTCCTGGTATTTCGTCTTCTCTTAGGTAAGAAGACATATTAAAAGTTACAACACCGATAGCTCCACCAATATTTGGATCGATGCCAGTTAAAGTAAATAGTGTATAATTATAGTTTGAAGAATTATACCCTCTACCAGTTGATCCAACTCCTACGCTCACGCCTTCAATTAATACATTACTTCCAATAAAAAATGGATAATCTTCGGGGTCACTAAAACTTGCACCCAAAGTTACAGTTACATCCTTTGTTATATTATCAAATACTATATTTTTAATTTTTATTCCATTGGGATTGTTTATAGGAATAATCTTAGGTGTAACATCGCTTAACTCATATGTATTTTTACGAATAGTTACAGTTTTATCACCAATAGAATACAGTAAATTTACATCTTCAATTACTTTATTAGTTAATCCATCAATTACAATAAGATCCGGTGCAATAGTATAGTTTTTTCCAAATGAAGTGATACCAATCCTGTCAAAAGTTGATAATGGATTAAGTCTCAAAATATCCGGAAACTTTGCAATAGGTCTTACACTATAATCGGCAGAATATTCAAAGCCAATGTCTTGTATTTCTGTTGACGAAACTCTTCCTATTGAATCTGATATAGGAACTATAACTGATTCGGAACCAGATTTTGATATTATAGAATTGACAACAGGTAGAGAATCGTAATTTCCTTTATTTGAGATTACTATTTCTTGAATCTCACCTTTAATTCCTAAAGTATCTGTAAAATACTCAAGGTTATTGGAATTTGAAGTAAGAGTTTGAAATTTAGGTTTTTCTAAAATATTGAACTGAAAATATGTTGATCCAACTCCTACAATGGTATGTCTTCCATTATATTCACTTTCAACTATTGAAATTTGGTTTGAAGAAATAACCTCATTATCATTAACAATTTCTTGCTTGACTTGTGAATTTAAATCTAAATTAATTGGTACTAAATTATAATATAAATTGTTTGGGATTTGGTCATTAATTAATATACTTAATTTTGCAGTCGAATCAATTCCAACTCTTCCAACTTGAGAAACTTCAAATCTATTTGAAGTTTGAGTAGTATCAAATACTTGAGTAAATTTATTATCAGTATAAAGTTTAAATTCAAATGCAGAGTATGATCTTGCATTACTAATAAAAGAAAGTGAAGAATCAGAAAGATCAAAAGTAATTTGTTGATTTTTAATTATTTGAAGTGGTGGATTAATTGGTGAAATAGTTCCAGAAGTGGAAGATAAAATATCAATTATTTCTGGATCATTTTTAGTTGCACCATAATAACTATTAGATAATCTAAAAGTATTTTCATCTACAACGATTACATAATAAAAATTATTATTTGTTAATCCAATTGCTGGTGTATTTGAAGTATATACAATTTTTTGTCCAGTATAATAATTATGGTCATTAATTGTAATTATATTGTTACTAATATCAATAGAGGAAAATGTTCTAGAATTAATCAATATTCTTCTATTATAATCATCATATTTTACAACAAAGGTAGTACTTATTCCTACATTTACATTAATAATTACACTATCAGACACAGAAAGTCCATGAGTTTCTGCAGTTGATACTGTAACAGTATTTTTAGAAATTGATCCTACTAAAGTATTTTCATAATTTGTCTTAAAACTATGAGTATCTCCAACTCCTACTGAAGTGAAATACAATATTCCACCTTCAGTAGAATCTAAATTATTAAAAGATCCAGTTGATCCCAATCCAACTTTAACTGTAGAAATGCCAATTAAATCATTTGAAATTTTTGCAACATATAATAATGAATTATTTTGGAGTTCAAAAGTATAATTTCTATCAGTAGAAACTGAAATTCCTGTTCCTCCATTAGATGAATAAATCAAAGAATCCCCAGTAGATAAATTATGATTGGGTAAATAAATTGATTGTGTTGGAATAGAAATTTGTGTAATACCAAATCCGGGATTTGAAAAATAAATGGTACTTACAATACCAACACCAAAAGATGTACCAAGTCCAACAGATTCTATTGGATTAAAATACAATTCTTTATTAATATTAAAGTTATATGTTGTAGAAATTCCTAAATTAATTGAAAATCTTTTTGGTTTTTCAATAATTTCAGTACCTACAGAGTAGCTTGTAAGTCCAACTATACCATTTTGATTTCGAAGAACTCTAATTCTTGATAAATTTGGTTCTACGTTTAGAATTTTTATTTGTTCATTACCTATTTGATAGACATCATTTTCTCTAATGTATGGATAATTTAAATTACCACTTACATTGAAATAAGTCACTATTCCCGTATATTGTGTAGATCCTACGCCAGAAATTAGCGTAAGAATATTGGAATTTACATTTATAGTTGAGGATTTTTTATAGTCAAATTTACCAGTAAATGTTACTAAATCATTATTCTTATAATTATGAGGAGTCGTAGTAAATCCAATAAATTTACCAGTTCTTCCACTTGGATATAAAATAACGTCGTTAAAAGAAGATATTTCGGCATTAATTTGAGATATTAATTTTCCTTTAACTAAAGAAACACTAGATTTTGCTCCTGTAATTAATTGGTTTTCGCTATTAAATATTATTTGATCACCAACTTCATAATCTTTTCCTCCTGTGACAATTCCAATAGAATCTACAGTACCTTTTAATACATTTTTAACTATAGAAATTTGAGGTTTAATTTTATTTGAATCTGTAAGAAATTCATAATAAGTTTTTTCATTTAAAAGACCATATGGAGTTGTATTTCTCTTCCATCCGGTCATATTAATATCAATAAAATCTTGATTTGAGTCAGTTCTAAAATTAAAATCTATTGGTTTTGATTTATAAGATGGTCCTATAATATAAGGAAAACTTGGCGTTTTATCAGATTGCTCCAGAGTTGCAAAATAAGCATAAACACCATTTGGATATTCAGGAGTTACTCCAAATCTTCCATTATGCTCATCAAGATCTCCATCACCAACATATTCATAATCATCTACAAAAAATCCCCATGGATATAATGATTCTCCGGATCCTCCAGGTCTATCTGGGGTTATAATTCGTTTATAACTAGAAACTAAAGATTTTACCGATCCACCAGTTTTTGATGAATATCCATAAGGTCCATAAATTGGATTTCCATCATATGCCCATCCAATAATTGGAGAATGACTTGGATTTTCTTCAATATCATTTTCAAGATCAGGAATATAAACTTGATTCCCATCTCTAAAGCTTGTTGCTTGAACAGATGCTCTTAATGATCTTGATGCATACGCATGTGAATATTCTAGTCCATAATCACTATTCAATCCTTTGGTTAAAATACCCTCATCTTCAAATAGTTTAGAATTGTATATTAACCTCTTTACTAAATCAATTTTCCAAGATTTAATATTGCATTCAAACTTAGATCCAGTACCCGAAGAAGTAGCAATAATAGATGTACTATCTTGAGTATAGTCTATTCCTCCATAAATTATCTTCACTTCAATCAAAGATCCATTTAATATTATAGGTGTTAAAATTGCACCAGTTCCATCACCAACAACTTCAAGATTAGGAATAGAATTATAATTACTTCCAGATTTGTTAATAATTACATCAACAATTTGTCCATTTGAAACGATTGGAGTAAGTTCAATACCAGATCCAGAATTTAACGTAAATGATGGTTGTCTATTATAATTAATAATTTCTTGGGATCCATACTTAGAACCACCATTCTCTATAGATACAGATTGAATCTCACCTCTAAAAATCGGTTGAATAATAGCATCAAAATTCTGATTTGTTAAAGTAGAAACTCCAATTCTACCTTTAACTGATACTTTGATTTCTGGATAATTAAACTTATGAATTCCAGAACCAAGTGAAGTTAAATCAACGTATTGTTTAGTATCATAATAAAAAGATGTACTAACCCCTATAGTTCCAATTCCTAATGATGATAATTTAAAACTATCATCAGTTATCTTAGTAACGTAATAAGAAGTAGATGATGATAATCCTCCAATAGAAGATTCGGTTGAATTATAGGTAATTATCTCACCACTTTGATATCCGTGACTTTTAATATTAATAGTATCTAATGCAGTATTAATGCCACTTACATTAGTTGTAGTTAGTTTATTTTGATAATTAGATCCACCATTTTCTATTGCAATTGATCCTATCTTTTTCTTTTTATTTTTACATCTGAATGATTGATTTCCTATTCCATATGATGTCAATGAAATAGTATTAATACCAGAAACAGCATCTGAAAATGAATTATGCAACTTTACAGTATAAGCATCCTGAATAGACACAAAATAAGATGAATTAGTAGTTAATCCACTTATTCCATTTTGTCCATCAGTGATATAAATTATTTCTTCAGCATTACGAAATTTGTGATAATTATAAAATTCAATAGTATTAATAGGATTTAATTTTACCAATCCCGAAGAACTTTGCGAATTAAAAGAAACCTCATGATCGAAACTGACTAAATTTGCCTTCGCGGAAGCACCAAATCCATTTCCCCCAGTAATCTCAATCGTTGGTTCTTCGATATAATCAAATCCTGGATCTATAATCTCAATTCTTTTAAGATTTCCAATTACTGAGCAATGAGCATTCGCACCAGATCCTATTGGATCGCTGATTGTTAATATTGGTGGATTAATTACATCATAATCTGACCCAGGCGCAGTTGGGATAATTTCTTGGATTGGACCATAGTAAACATTATCTTTAGATTTATAATTTAATAATTCTATACCATTAACAAAAATTCCAGTAAGTCCAGGTTCGGTTTCATAAATCTTACCGTCAACTTCTGGTAATGAAATTTTTCTGATAAGTTTTTGGGAATCTAAAAGTTGAGTACTTAAATCTCTATATGTAAATTCTACTAATTCAAACTTAGCATTAGTTACTGTGCCATTTACCGTGATAAACTTTTCATAAAAAATATTATCTTTACTTCTTGATAGTTTTATTTCAGTGTCGCTTACTTTTTTGATAAAGTATACCCCAGTAGATATACCTAAATTATTATTTGGGGATGGTTTATATACAATAGAATCTCCTGTATAAAATCCATGAATACCAATATTCAATGTTGTACCACTAAAAGTGCCACTAAATGTTACTGATTGATCATTAATTTTTATATTTCTATTTAAATAATTTGGAAGTGAAGGTGCTGCAACATATAAAGAACCTTCATTATCCAAATATACATTTTGAACATTTGCAGTATACTGTTCAACGGAGGGATAATCTTTAATTAAAACTTTAGATATATTTTTTTCAATAGTATAAATTGAATTGATATTCAATTGACTTCCAAACTCTTTTCTTGATCCAAAATTAATACTGAAAGATTTTTTATTAATAATAGATGAAATATATCCAAATTTTTCACCCCCTGAAGATGAAATTAACGTGACATAATCACCAATCCTTAGAAAATTATCATCATATGTATTAATTCGATACAATACTGATGATGATGAATTTGAATCATTTGGAAAATCTTCTATTAAAATAGATTGAACATCATATTTTACTGGAATATTAAAAAACCAATTATTTGATTTTGTATCTTTTGAATCTATTCCCAAAGTTTTAATCTTAATTAAATCGCCTTTAGAGTAAAAACGTGTTCTTTCTGGTATTTTAAATTCTGAGAGGACCCCTAAAATACGAACTTTTATATTTTTATCTTTTGATGAAGCAAAAGAATCAAATTTTATTTCAGAAGATTTTGGAATATCTTGAGTAATTCCAAAACATCCTAAAAATTGATTTAAGGTTTTTGAAGTATATGTAAGGTTTAAAGTAGTACCATTTTCTAAATCAACAATTAGATTACCATTTCTATTAGGAAATGCAACCGTAGAATCTACTTCTATAGTATTTGAACCTGATAATATTGTTGAAGTTACTTTTGTTTTTGGGTGAATCGTAAATTTACCATAAACTGATCCAATAGATTCAATATCCTTATCATAACCAGAATCTAAACTAATTACATAATAATTTTTATTATCTCTTCTAATTTTTTCGACTTTTGTAATAGTTCCTTGTGCAGCATCTATAAAATCTGTTTTGTCTTGATATAATGTTGCATTAACAAGATCTTCTGGATTTCCTTCAATTGCTTCTACAACTAAATCCAAAGTAATTCTATATTGAGCATCAGATGGTTGAATTAAATAATCTCTAGGACGAATAATTTCAACATTTTGACCATATAATGCAGCAAATAAAATTTTAAAGGAACTATCGGTTCCCTTTGATGAATAAAAATCAATTGACTGTTTAATAAAAAGTCTTTCGTTTAATTCTGAATATAACTCTCTATTTTCAAATCCTGGAGTAATTTGTTTTTTAACTTTATTTAAAAATTCCTTTAAAAAAAGAATACTTAGATTAGTAACAATTGACCCTGAAGAATGGTCTTCCGATTCACTTTCTGAAAAAATTAATTCATCTTTTACTTCATATGATGTGATTCCACTAAATCCACGAACACATCCCTCAAAACTTGTAGAGGTCTTTGACGTATATGTAATTATTTCAGAATCTATTAACAGGAGACCATAAGAATCTGGAAATCCTGCTGTTGATATTACATTAATAGTCGAATCAAAAAAAGTTACATCAGAACTTAAATTTGTAGAATCAATTAAATTTGTTAGATTGTCAACTTTAATATATTGATCAATATTTTGAAGTATATCACTAGTTCCCCCTTGATTCTCCAAAGAGGTATAATATTGGGATAAAAATTCTGATACTAAAGGAAATTCTTCTCTAACAAATTGAGGAAGTTGATTATCGACAATTGAACTGATTTTGATTCTGGTTTCTGTCATTTTATTATATTCTTACAAGGTCTCCGTTGGTGTAGCTTGATGTAATTTTATATGTTGATCCAGAAATATCTGAACCAGAAGAAATTTCATCAGATAACATATTTAACACACTATTATTAATATCTAGTTGCAAATACAAATCCTGTAATCCAATTACATCATTTGATTTTGGAATAACCGAAATTTGAATAATTGGTTGATTAAATGAGGTTTTTGATGTTGAATTTATATTTACCGGGAATAATAGAATTTCACCTTTCACATAATCAATTTTTCCAACATTTCTTTTTACAATTACTGGTTGTGATGCTGAAGGTAATTTAAAAAAGAATATACTTCCAGTTAAACCATCTGAGTTCGGAAGATCCGAAATATACAATGTGTCACTAATACCAGAAATTTTAAATCCAGAAGATTTAATATTATATCCATTTTGGTTTTTAATATAAAACTCATTACCATAACAAATTTCATAATCTGCAAATTTATTTGCTTCAACCCTTAAATCACGTCTCATTGTGATTTTTGTTATATTAGAAGTTATTGCAATATTGGAATCATCAATTACTTTTAAATACTTACTATATTTAAATCTCGCTCCATACTTATTCAATTCTTTTGAATTGGCATAGTTTCTAATGTTACTGAGAATGATATCTTTAAGGTTATTGGGATCTAATGTAGAGTTTGAATTATAATATGCTGTTGTGTCAGTCTCAATATACAGATACTTAAGATCGATAATTTCAGCAACAATTCCAGCAACAGAGTATTTTCTCAAATCTCTTTCGATATTGTCTTTAACTTGATTTGAGACAAATGGACCATTAATTGGTTTAATGCATATGAAAACTCTTCCATATTTTGGTGGATTTAGATCTTCCCCACCAAAAACTGAAATAGATTCTGCTTCTGGATATATTGTTGGTATAATGGTTTCATAGTCAGTTGCAGTTACTGCGCGATTTTGTGATGCATATTTTCTAGGAGCATACTTTTTAATAGATTCTACTGATTCAATTTCTCTTCCATTTTGAGAAGAAGAATTTGTAGTAATTAAAGAAATACCTGATGTAATTATTCTTCCATTATTATCAACAATACGACCATTAAATCCAAAAGATGATACTCCATTTCCAGATTCTCCATTAGTTACATTATAAGAAATTTCAATATAATTTAAATTTTCAAGTTTTTTGCCAAAAATACCATCGCCAAAAATTAATTCATATCTTTGGTCTTCAATTTCTTGAATAAAGAATACTTTAGACTCTGAAGTTATATCAAATAAATTCTTTGATAATTTAAAAGTTCTTCTAATTGAACTTGCTTGTGTATCTCTTACAAAAACATTAATAGAATTTACATCAATATTAGCATTTTCTAAAATAAATTTTTGGTTTGGATTATTTGAATCTACGGTAAAATTATTAACTATGAATGTTCCTTCGTAGATATCAATATTTTCAAATAAAGCAATTCCATTAACAACAGGAACTGTAATATCTTGAGGAATAATAAAAGAAAAACTTTGACTTCCAAAAGAAGAATTTGTTGCACAAACAACACCACTTTTAAGTGTTAAGGTAATTGGTTTTGTTGTAAATCCAGTAGTATCAACAAAAAATGAGATGTTTGCTCTTGATGCTGCACGAGAATGGGGAACATACCCAATATTCCTTGCTAGCGATACAACGTTTTCTCGGAGAGTAGCACTATCGATAAAAACCTCATTGCTAATCATATTAGCATTATATGAGGTAATGTAGGTATTATATGCTAAAACATCAATTAAAGTGGAAAGATTTGATCCTTCAAAATCATAATCAGTAAAGTTTGAATTCGCTCTAAGATACTCGCGAAGAGAACTTTTAATTTGATCGAAGTCTAAATTAGTAAAATTAACTAGTGCCATTTATCTTGTTGGCTGAAGTGCAAATGATAACTGCTGTGGAAGGACATCAATTCCCACAATACGATAATTTATCGTGACATTAAATTCATTATTATCATAATTTGGCGAAACAATCACTTCAATTAAATTAACTCTAGGCTCATAATTACGAATAGTATTTTCAATCTCGTCTTTGATAATTGATGCTGAGATCTCATCTACATTTTCAAAAAGAGAACGACTTACTTTTGATCCGAGATTTTCGTTAAAAAAACGTTCTCCTGGATAAGTAAGTACTAAATTTCGAACAGAACGGGCAATCGCACTTTCATTTTTAAGTGCAATTAAATCATAGTTAAGAGGATTTACTTGAAAAGACATACTAAGGTCTTTAAATCCTTTACTTACCCGTTCTAACGGCATAAAAACTATAAAAACTGTATTATTTATCAGTGTTTTTGAAATTCATAAAGTGGTTCTGTTCCATACTCCCAATCATCATAATCTTCATCATTACGAATCTTTTCATGAATTTCATTTTGAATTGCAAAATCATGCTTCTTGGGAACAAGTAGATCATTATTAATTTCACGAAGCATTTTTTTGTGATCTATAGAATCATAATCTGTTGCTAATTTATTAGTGCCCCACATTTGCATCATAATATCAGTATTTCTATCTGAAGATTTTCCCATTTTTAAACTCCTGATTTGTAATCAGAACTTTTTAAGGGGTTGCTATCCCTTAATTAATTAAAAATCCCTTTCTATGATAGTCCTCATCTTTTATATACCTATATTCACTATCTATATGATTATCCTCTTTCCAAATTGGAATAGCAATAGAATTATTATGCTTAAAATCTGAATTTCTACGAAAATGAACTTCTATAAGTTTATCTCCAATAAATTCACAATTAATCCAGTCATAATTACCAATTAATTTCTCCAAAATACTTGGATATTCTATCTTTCTTTCTACTTTTTCCCACTTAGACCACTTATAGAGAGGTGAATCCGGTTTTCTTAAACCTCTAACAACCAAAGAACACTGCTTTTTATAAAAATCAACACTCAAATGCTCTCCTTCAAATACTTCACACCAGAACTCAGAGGGATGTAGATGTTCTGTATTACTCTCCAAGTGCTCTATACGAGAGTAACGCCCCATACCCATAAGATTCAGAGAGGGTCTAACAATATAAAAGTCGGGTTTTGGAACTGAGACTCCCGCAGGACCACAGTTATACTCCAAAACCCGACTTAAAAATAGTTTATTGTAAACCCAGAGGTCTTCATTATGAATGTAATTCCACTCATCAGAAGACTCTGAGAAATACATTATTTTCCCTGACCTCTATATTTTTTCCGTGCCTTATTCCGAGAAGTATCGGAATACTTTGTATTCTTCCCAAGACCCTGACGAGTGGTTTTGGGTTTGGATTCAATCTGAACTCCGTTTAGATTCGGTCTTTTTGCCATGTTTCAGTTCCTCCAATCATCAAATAATACGTGTTTTTTCATGACCTACGCGAACGCGAGGATCACACCAAATGTCATAACCTTGTTCTTTTGCATCAAGGCAGAATGAAACATCCTCCCCACACATGTCCTGAACGGCGCCTGATTCAAATACTTGCATCTTTGGAGCAAACCAAGGATACTCAAGATTCTCAAAAACTCCTTTTTTAATCAGGACCCAACCAAATCCAGTATAATCCACTGTAAATGGTTTACGACGCTTGCTGATGCTCTCTACGGTTTCATGATTCATCACACCACCGTTCTTACGGAAATCATCTTCTTCTAACCAATGTGCTACTGAAGTTGTGTGACCATCTTCTGTGGCATACCAACCAGCAACGATTTCCTTTTCTTCTTCTTCTTCGTTAAGAGCTAGATCACAGAGTTGCCAAAACTTATTGGAATCAAAAACAATATCACTATCAATCCAGAGTTGATAATCATACTGAAGTTTTCCATCCCAAGGAATTTGCTTCGGACCCCTGAGAACATTTGCTCCAAGAACTTTGCATCGTGCAAAGTTTACCATAGATGAGTAGTCTTGTGAAATCTGAATACTCATTCCATTCTGAACTAGATCAAAGCATAATTGAACAAATGCTTTGAGAAAGATAAAGGAGCAACCTCTTCCGGGTAAACAGAATACGATTGATTTACCTCTCATTCTTTCTTTAATTGAATCATAATCCCATTCCTGTTCCTTAGGTTTGGGTGCTGTTGCCTTTACAGTAAAACCCTTTGCCAACTTTCAATCCTCCAATAAATGTTTAAAAGTTTTATTATTTACGATGTAAGAAATTGTAGAACGATGAACATTATACATTTCTCCAAGTTTATGTGTTGTATAATTTTTAGTATTATGCAACATTCTAATATTTTTTACATCAATATCTGTCAATTTTGATGCACCATTGTTCTGACCTTTTTGATTTCCAGTATAGCATCTTCCCTTATTAACTTTATCTCTAATATTATCGAAATTAGTTCCAGAAAATAGATGCAGTGGATTTACACAAGAAGGGTTATCGCATTTGTGGAGACAATGTAAATCCCCTAAAGGTTCTGAATAATAAATTTCATAGGAAACTCTATGAGATTTCAAAGTTTTATTATTATTACAAATATACCCATAACCATAGGCATCAATTTTTCCTTTCCATTCCCAGCATTGATTTTCATCAAGTATATCTGGGAGACACTTAGAAAATTTTTCTAATAAAGTCATTAAATTTTTAATTAACCTCAAATCAATTTTAACAGATTATATATCATCTTGTCAATGGGAAGAATTCAGATACACTTCTTTATTCACTGATAGTTCTTCATAAGACAACTCAGAGGTGTTAGAAAGAAACTCTGCGAGGCGATTGAGAACACTCCAAGTTTTTTGGAATTCTTCTTCTTTGAGGCAATGATATATGCACTGTCCACGTAGATATATGTGATATATTTTGTCGGGCATGTTTTTTTATTTTGTCAGTGCATTATATATCATCACAATCAGAATTCCCAGAGGCACTCCAAGAATACGGAAAACCTTACCTGGATAACGAATTAACCAACCGGCAAACACAACCTTCCAAAAATTCCAATAGGGGGTTTTTGAGTAATTTTTTTGGCGGCGAATTTTTTGATATAAGGGGTAATTCATTTTGGTTTTTCTGACGGGGGATTTTTTTGTGGACTTTGAGGTTTATAGAACATATGGTCTTATGGGTCGTTGTAGGTTACAGGGACCCATTGATTCTTATCGCTTGGCGCCCGTTATAAGGATCGCTTATCAATCAGAACACTGTCGATAAGCACGACTAATGACTGTATTTAAGCACGGATGTGTGGGCGCTAAGTGTCACAAACTCAGCGCCCACTAAGTATACCTTACTGCCCGTTGAGTTTATCCTCCACGAACTGCATAAGTTCACCGAGGTCAATGAGGCAATCCTGCCAGCGAATAGCGGAACCATACTCACTCAGAAACTCATTAGAAACCATACACTGACCGGCAAAGTCCAGTGCCTGATTATAAGAAATTGCGACGGGCATGAGACTAACGAATCAGGGGGAAGATTGAGCAGTTTAGTGTCATGCTCAGGACGGGTTAGATTAACCCAAATAGTAGCGGGCAACCTTATCAGTACCCTTGCTAATCAGATACTGATTCATTGTATCAACCCACTGCTGCATTTGCTCTACAGACAGGCGGCGATCATCGTTAACAATAACGACGGCACCGCTGCTGGTCTGAAGCAGGGCACGATTGAGATTGGTCGGGGTGTAGGTCATGACTGGTCTCCCGTGTTGACTCTGTAATTCTACCATGTCGGGGGGACCGTTGCGGGTCCCCCTGTTTGATCAGTCCTGAATCTCAGTGGTGAACAGAAGCACCAGATCGATTAGGCAATCCGCGAAACTGTTAACCCCGTTAATCTCCCGCTCAGCAAACTCGGTCGCCACTTTGAGATTGGGGGCGTCGATTGCCACGCTGTCATTCTCGATACCGTTAGGACCATAGAAGGTGGCAAGGAAGGTAAAGGTGAACATTGGGTGTCCCTTTGGTTGACTCTGTAATTCTACAGGATGGATCGGGGGATCGGAGACCCCCCTTGTGCCAGTCAGTCGATTGTCACAGGCTTAACATCGCCAGCATATGTCTCACTGCAATTCTTGGCGAAGAATGCTGCATCGTTCCCACAATCCATTCCAGCGAATGTTTGGGCGGTGTGAGTTGCAGCATCATGAGGCGCCCAATACTCTTCCTGAGTTTGGATGTTGCAGCAGCGGGAAAAGATTGCCATGATTTGAATCAAGAATGGTGGGGAAAGAATGGGGGGATTGTTTGATCCCCCCTTAAGAATCACTGACCGTTAGTGTAATCTCCGATGATGATTCCATTCTGCCGAACTTGAGCATAACCAAACTCCTCACTGAGGGAGAGGCAGAGATCCCACGCACGGTCCTCATCGGTAGTGGTGTTCTCCCAAGGGGCAGAAGGGCAGATCACGTCCAGGCGGGTCATGTTTCGTTTCCGGTTGACTCTGAAATTCTACAGGATGGGTGGGGACCTTTAGCGGTCCCCTTGTGCCACCTTAGCGACTGGCACGACGGCGGCGGATCTCGTCACCATAGGTAAATGCCTCGTCATCATAGCGACCCTCAGCAATGGGATTCCAACCCCGCATCGCCTCAGCAGCAGCGCGGGCATCGCGGGCGGACCAAAGCAGTTCGGCATCGGTCATGACCTTTGCCTTTGCCTCCCATCGGGCAAAGTCGGCGGGAGTGGCGTGATCAGTGAGCATGGCGACCCTTGCGGTTGACTTAATCAGTATAAGGGGCAGGGAGGCATCCTGTCGCCTCCCCTTGTGCCACTCCTCACACTGTCACAGGCACCCGTTGTGGTCGGTGACGCCTGCCGCAATCTCAAATCCCGTCCGGGTGGGATAGATTCCAGCATACAGGCGACCAATACCAATCCCGAAGAATTCATCGCCAATGTTAGCAAGTGCGCGAGTGTCGATCCCGAAGTATGCAAACTTGCTGAACTTGTCCGGAGTTTGGA